TTCTTGCAAAACAGTACAAAGCCAAGGGTGGTTCTTATCGTGATTAGAAAGCCGCAGCAATCCCTAAAGGATTGGGGCAACCAAAAATGGAGGACTCGCAGTGGTAAACGATCTTCTGACACGGGTGAAAGATATCTTCCAGAGTCTGCTATCAAGGCTCTTTCCCCCCAAGAATACGCCGCAACAACCCGAGCCAAACGAGCAGGAAAAGCCGCCGGGAAGCAGTTCGTAAAGCAGCCTAAGGCGATCGCAAAAAAGACTGCGCGGTTTAGATAGCGCTAAGGAACAGTCATGCCCATTGATAAGAGTGTCAATCCAGCCCCGACCCTTGATGTGGTGGTGATGGAAGAAAAGCCAGAGAACATCGAGATTGAAATTGAGCTTGATGAGGATGGCGGGGCGACAGTTGAGATTGGGCCAGAGGCCGCTGAAGAGGTGGACTTCTATGCCAATCTTGCGGGGGTGATTGAGCCGGAAGCGCTGGCCAAGATATCGATAGATGTGGCGGCCATGTTCGAGGCGGACAAGGGTTCTCGGTCCGACTGGGAAAACATGTTTGCCAAGGGCCTTGATCTTTTAGGCCTGAAGATGGAAGAGCGCACCAAGCCCTTCCGTGGCGCGTCGGGCGTGGCCCATCCTATGTTGATGGAGGCCATCATTCAGTTTCAGGCGCAGGCTTTGAAGGAGTTGATGCCTGCTGGTGGCCCTGTGCGCACGCAGATCATGGGCAAGGAGACGGTAGAGAAGTATCAGCAAGCGGGTCGTGTGCAGGACTTCATGAACTACCAGATCACGACGGTGATGGAGGAGTACACGCCGGAGTTTGATCAGCTGTTGTTTTATACGGGGTATGGTGGTTCGACCTTCAAGAAGGTCTACTATGACTATCAGTTAAAGCGCATGGTGTCCAAGTTGTGCTTGGCTGATGACGTTTACATTCCGTACAACGGCTCGAGTGTCGTGTCTCAATGCCCACGGCTCACGCACCGCATTGCGATGGACTCCAACGAGTTCAGAAAGCGGGTGCTCTCGGGCGAATACTTGGACATTCCTGTAGAGACGGCGGTGACACCTGCCGATCCAAGCCCGATACAGGCGGCTACCGACAAGGTGGTGGGAGTTCAGCCAACCGATGACATTGGTGAAGTGTTCCTGTTGGAGCAGCTGGTTGATCTGGACATACCCGGATTTGAGGATAAGGGCGATGATGGGGAGGCGACCGGGATAAAGCTTCCTTATGTTGTGACGCTTGCCGAGGATACTTTGCAGGTGGTGGGTATTCGCAGGAACTGGAAAGAGGACGACGAGCTCAAAAATCGTCGTAACTACTTTGTGCACTACGTTCTTGTCGAGGGCCCGGGGTCCTATGGCCTTGGTTTTGTGCACTTGATTGGTGGGTTGTCAAAGGCGGCTACTGGGGCGTTGCGTCAGTTGCTGGATGCGGGCACGCTTGCGAACCTTCCGGCAGGATTCAAGGCTAAAGGTGCGCGGATCGCGGACGATTCTGACCCGATTCAGCCCGGGGAATGGCGTGACATTGATGCTGGAGGCGCGGAACTGACGGCATCGCTCATGCCGCTGCCTTACAAAGAGCCGAGTCAGGTGCTGATGGCGTTGTTGGGCTTTTTGGTGGACGCTGGAAAGCGTCTTTCTAGCACAGCCGACATGCAGGTTGGGGATGGGAACCAGTATGCGCAGGTCGGAACGACGCTGGCGCTCTTGGAACGCGGCTCGATGGTCATGTCGAGCATCCATAAGCGGCTGCATTATGCGCAAACGCTCGAATTCAGGTTGCTTTTTGAGGGATTTGCGCATTATTTGCCGGACGAATACCCGTATGACGTGCCGGGGGCCAGTCGACGCATCAAAAAAGCGGACTTCAGTCGGATGGTTTCGGTTCAACCGGTGGCTGATCCGAACATTTTCAGTACTGCGCAGCGTATTCAGCTTGCGCAAATGCAGTTGCAGCTTGCTCAGACCGCTCCAAACATGCACAACATGTATGAGGCGTACTATCGGATGTATGCAGCGCTCAATATTCGTGATATTGATGGCATTTTGTTGCCACAAAACACGAACATGCCCCGTGATCCGGCGTCCGAGAACAGTGATGTGTTGAACAACATGAAGTTGAAGGCTTTTGCGGGCCAACAACACGATGCACACATAGCGGCGCACTTGATTATGGGCATGTCTCCGCTGTTGCAGGCCAGTCCGCTGTCTGCCATGGAGCTTCAAAAGCATATTCTTGAGCATGTGCGGTTGAAAGCTGAGGAAGATGTTGAAGCGGAGCTGTTTACAGCGTATGGAACGGATCCGGAGCGGCTTGTTTCTGCGATTCAGAAGGAGGGCATGGTTGCCTTGAAGGTGGCTATGTATATCCAAGAGACGCGGGACATGCAAAACAAGCTTTCTGGGGAAGGTGGAGAGGATCCTTTGATAGGCTTGAAGCGCATGGAGCTTGAACAGCGGGCAAAGGCCGATCAACAACGGATCCAGATTGATCAGCAGCGGTTGGGGCTTGATCAGCAGAAGCTTCAGCAGAATAATGTGATCAATCAGCAGCGGTTGAAGCTGCAGGAAGTCAAAACCATGCAACCCAAAGGAGCTCAAAATGCCGCTTAAACGGGGTTCTAGCCAAAAGACCATCGGCACGAACATTGGCGAGATGGTAAGGGGCTATAAAGAGTCAGGAAAGATCGGGACGAGTAAGCCCAAGAGTGTAGGCAAGGCCGTGAAGCAGGCGGCTGCGATTGCTTATGCAAAAGCGGGCAAGGCGCGTAAGAAAGCGGATGGCGGGGAGATGATATCTACGCCAAAGGGTGTGCAAAAGGCGGTTGCGATCGTCAAGAAAAAAGATGGCACGCGTCCCGTAAGAATATATTAGACTTGCGTTACCGCTTTCAGCCGGTGCGGTAAACCGGCTGCTTTCATGGAATCACCATGCTCGAGTTTGCAGAAGCAGTTCTGAAAGAAATCAGAAAGCTGCAGCATCAGTCAGAGCAGATTGTGCTTAACGGCACGATTGCTGACATGGAGCGTTATCGCTTCATGATGGGCCGTCTTGAGGGGCTGAAGATGGTCGAAGATTCCGTGAAAGCGCTTGTCAAAAAGCACACGGATGACGACTAACCACCCGAAAGGAGAACCATGAGCGCTGTAGAAGCCATTTCTGATGACAACCTGACCGCGTTGGAGCGCAAGTGGAAGACCGAAGCGCAGGCTGAAGGTCCCAAGCTTGAGGACGCTTACACGGAAGACGGTTTTGACCCCCAAAAGCTTCCCGAAGAAGTCCTTGGTCGGATTCCTGACCCTACTGGATGGCGGATTGCGATCCTTCCGTACAGAGGGGCGGAAAAGACCAAGGGTGGCATTGTCTTGGCGGAAGAAACCCAGAAAAGGCATCAACTGGCCACGGTTTGTGGCTATGTGTTGAAGGTCGGTTCGCTTGCTTATGGAGACGAGGGCAAGTTTCCGACCGGCCCGTGGTGCAAGGAGGGTGATTGGATTATTTTTGGCCGCTACGCAGGGGCAAGAATACCGATTGATGGTGGGGAAATACGTCTTATCAATGACGACGAGGTTCTAGGGGTTGTCAAGAATCCCGAAGACATTCTGCATATGTAAGGAGCATGGAAATGAGTACAGAGCAGTTGGAGTTCAAGATTGGAGAAGATGAGCAGCCCGCCACAGTCCAAGTGGACGAGGAGGGAAAGGCCGAAGTCCTTGACAAGCCGGAGCCGCCGGAGGTTGTTACCTCCAGTGGCGAGCAAGATAATCCAGACAACAAGAATGAGCTGGATCAATACAGCGAGAATGTCCGAAAACGCATAGACAAGCTTACCGCAAGGCTCCGGGAGACGCAGCGCCGTGAGCAGGCGGCCTTGGAATATGCAAAGAATGCTTATGCTCGGGCACAGCAGCTAGAACAGCAGTTTTTAAACACGGATCAGCAGCGTGTAGCCGAGGCTACGGGCCGTATTGATACCCAACTTGTGGCTTTGAAGCAGATTATTCGCAAAGCCCGTGAAGAGGGGGATATTGATACAGAAACCGAAGCGCAACAGCGGCTGACATCGTTGACTATGGAGCAGGCGCAAATCCAAGCGCAGGAAGCTCAAAGAAAGGCTTATGCGGAAAGCGTTACGCAGAAGCAGTCGGGTCAGCAGGATCAGGTTAATCAGGCATATGCTGCCCCTCAGCAGTACGGCCAGCCTCAGGCCCAGCAGTTTGCGCCTCAGCAACCGCCTCCGCGTCAGGTAGATCCCAAGGTAGAGGAATGGGCCGAGAAAAACCCGTGGTATGGCCGGGATACGGTCATGACGCATGCGGCTTGGGGCATTCATCGGCAATTAATTGAGGCGGAGGGGTTTGACGCCAGTACCGATGAGTACTATCATGAATTGGACAGACGTATTCGGGATGCTTTTCCAAGAAAGTTTTCCGGTGCGCAAAACGGGGCGGCACGTAACGTGCAAACGGTCGCACCCGCTTCCCGGTCTTCCGGGATAAATGCATCCGCACGCCGCGTTGTGAAGTTGACTCCCAGTCAGGTAGCAATTGCGAAAAAATTAGGCGTTCCTCTTGAGGAATACGCCAAGTTTGTGAAGGATTGAGACATGTCGGACGTTAAAATGCCTAGCCTTAATCGCAATTCACGCGATTCCGAACTTCGTGTGAAAGATGCGCGACGTCGCCCGTGGGCTCCCCCTTCACGGTTGGATGCGCCTGATGCGCCTCCCGGATACAAACATCGCTGGATTCGAGCAGAAGCTGGTGGGGTTCAAGACCGTACAAACATTGCAAGTCGCCTTCGTGAAGGCTACGAGCTTGTGCGTGCGGACGAGTACCCTGACTTTCACTCGTCCAGTCCTGAAGACGGCAAACACGCTGGAGTAATTGGTGTGGGTTCGCTTCTTCTTGCTCGTATCCCAGAGGAGACGGTATCAGAGCGCAATGGGTATTATCGAGAGCGAGCGACCGATCAAATTCAGGCTGCGGACAACGAGCTGATGAAAGCCAATGCGCATTCGAGCATGGTTATCGAACGCCCGGCCCGCAAGTCTCGTGTTTCTTTCGGTGGGTCGAAAAGCGATTAATTTTTTTCAAGGAACCATCAAATGGCTAATGTGAATAAGCCCTTTGGTCTGCGTCCTCTTGGCAATCTATCTGCAACCGGGGCACAAAAGCAGTACGGTTACGAGATTGCTGATAACCAGTCCGGGGCGATTTACCAAGGCGATCTGGTAACCATTGACAATGGTTATCTGGTCAAGTTCAACAACACCGATCACTCGGTGGCGGTTGGGGTGTTCAATGGTTGCAATTACATTGATCCCACGACTGGCAAGCCGACTTGGAAGAACTACTATCCCGGGTCTGTCAATATCACCCAAGGCAAAATCATTGCCGACGTGATTGATGATCCGAGTCAGTTGTTCATCATCCAGAATGCTGGCACTCCTACCCAAGCCAACATGGGTACGAATGCTGACATCACGGCGTCCACTACGGGTAGCACCACGACTGGCGTGTCTAGCATGACCATGAGTGGCACGTTTACTGAAAGTGCTTCAGCCAATCTGAAGGCCGTAGGCCTTTGGAATGTACCGGGCAACGAGATGGGTCAGTATGCCGTCCTTGTTGTGAAGATCAACGAGCACATGTACGGCAGCACTGGTACGCCGGGCTTTAGCACCTAAGGGGATTAATCATGGCAATTTCACGTGCACAACTAGTGAAAGAGCTTGAGCCCGGTCTCAACGCTCTGTTCGGCTTGGAGTATAAAAACTACGAGCAGGAACACACTGAAATCTACGCAATCGAAACCTCCGACCGTGCGTTTGAGGAAGAGGTGATGGAATCGGGCTTTGGCGAGGCTCCGGTGAAGACTGAAGGTGCTGGCGTTGCATACGACCAAGCGCAAGAGGTCTATACCGCTCGCTACACGCACGAGACCATCGCGCTGGCGTTCTCGCTGACTGAAGAAGCCGTGGAGGACAACCTCT